TCAAAACTTCTTCAGCATAAACTTGACCTAATTCTAATTGCTTATCTAATTGTGCAGTTGTTAATCCCATTGATTTAGCCAGTATAACAAATGCACCTGGCAATCTTTCGCCTAACTGCCCCCTGATTTCTTCCGCTTGCACCTTGCCTTTAGATAGCATTTGTTCTAAGGCTCTAAATGCTCCCTCTGTGTCTTCTGTGGTTAATCCCATTAATCCAGAAGCTATGGCCACATTTTCAAAAATCTCTTGGGTCTCTTGTAATGTTAGATTAGTGACCCTTGCGGATGCTAAAAACTTTGTATAAGCGCCTTGAAGTTTATTAACATTAGTGCCTGCTCTATCTGCTAATCCGGTTAAAAACTCAATAGCTTGATTAAATTCTGCCTGTGAAAATGTAACTTGTTTTAGCGAAGCATTAAGTTTATTTATTTCTTTAGTTTGATTGAATATTTCCCTTGCAATATCAACCGCAGCAAACGCCCCAAATGCCATAATAGACGTTCTAATTAATCCGCCTACTCCTTTCCATGCTGATTTATAATTACCAACGTTTCGGTTGTAAACCTGCATATTAGCATCAACTTTTTTAAGGGCTGATTGCTTTCTGTTAATTTGGTTAGTGACATCTTTGAGTTCGCGTTCTTCATCTTTAGACAGCCTTATGCCTAATTGTTGTCGTGTTGCTAACTCGCGATAACGCTCTGATAATAGGTTAATTTTTGCTTGTTGTTTTTCATACTCCGTAGAAAGACGACTTGAGATGATGGCCAACTGCTTTTGCTCTCGATTTGTTTTTTGAGTTTCGTATCTTAAAGTTATTAACTCTTTATTTTCTTTGCTTGTAGCTTGTATTAAACGTTCCTTTTGACGTTCTAATGCTCTCGATAATCTTTGAGCTTCTTTTTGTGCTTCGGTTAGCTTTTGAGTGGCTTTTGTTGTTTTTTTAATCTGCTCAGTGGCTTCACTTGGTACTTTGATTTGCTTAGAAATATTGTTGAATTCCTTAACCTCACCCGTAGCAATATTGAGCTTCTTAATAAGCTCATCTAATTGTTCGAGGGACTGTTTCGATATGACTTCAATGAATTCACTCATTTTTTGCTACGTTTTTCAATTATTTTGTTAGCCATTTTCTCATAAGCAATAAATTTTGCAAGGCTTATATCCTCACTTATTGATTTTTCTAAGACCATTTCAAATGATACAATAACCTCTGCGAAGTTAAAATCATTCGTGCCTTTAATCTCTATCAAATTTAACTTATTTATTTCAATTGCATTTTTAATGGAGCCTATAAATGCCCGGAACTGGTCATCTATTTGCTTCGGTGTAGTATTTTCAGTAATTTTCAAAGTATATCCACATTCTTTCAAACATTTATTGACTTCTGCACGTCTTTTATCATTAAGTGGCAATTCTTGATATAATATCTTAGCAAACTCTAATACAGCTAATTTATGAGTTAATAAGGCTAATTTCTTTGAAATATTTAGGTTGTTTTTTTCAATGCCGTCATTTCGAGCCAAAAAATACTCATCCTTTAACCGGATTAAATCCTCTTTTGATATTCCTTCACCTGTTTTTAAGGCTTTAAAGAAATCTTTTGCTTTTATGTCGTCAATGCTGGTCATTTTGCATTCTTTCTTTTATCCTTTCGTCAAAAGATTTTTTAGGTTCTGATTTTTCTTTTTCAAATAAATCTATTTCTTTGTCTTTTATAATCAAAGTTATAGAGACACTGATAGACAAAATAATCCACAATATTATTAAGGTTTTTAGCCATTCTGGAGTATCAAAAGCTTTAATTATTAATATGCAAATAAGTGCATGATTAACAGGTATTTTTTTTGGTAGGTTTTTTCTTGATATTTTTTTATTTGTTTTCATAATCCTGTAATTTGCTTAATATACCTTACTAATTTTGGTGCGTACTTTTTACGCTGTAATTCTTCAAAAGTTTCTTCGTTCAAACCTCTGTTCTCTTGACCGTATTTCTCAAATAACATCGGATCTTTTTCATCCTGAGATTGAAATTGAAATCGGCTATTACCTAATGACTTTACAAATAATTGGTTTGAGAATTTCCCTGTAAGTATAAGGTCAACTGTACCACCTGCCATTGGGTTCAACTGACTTTTGAATAATTCATAATCTGAACTTCGATAAGTGCCAATTATACCACCGTCTGGAGTTTCGCCACGTCTTAATTCATTACGTTTGGCTTCTCTTATCTCGGTGTCAGTCAGTACAATCTCCTCAACTTTCTTTTGAAGTTTGTTTTCGGTTACTTTTTGAAGTCGCCTTTGTATTTCTTTTAGGCTTGGCATGCTTTACGGCTTTTAATTTACTTTCAATTACTGATTCCAAAGTTAAAGGATTTTTTTCTTTTAAATAGTCAACTTGCTGTTTTCGGGTCAACTTTTGAAAATCCTCAAAACCTTGTTTACTAAATTCTGTATTAAAAAATTTCATCATCTTATAAATTAAAGCCACTTCACCATAATAGCAAAGTGGCTTAGATTAAAATTAATTAAGCTACTGTAATAGCTTCACTTATTCCGTCATAAAGTTGGTCATTAAGATTTGCAACTCCTGCGGGAATAGAAGCATCATAGAGCTCAACTACTACACTTTCACCGCCTGTTGTGGTTGATGTAGGTGTCAACGTATAAACGTTTGTAGCATCGTTATAAGATACCGCTGTTACTGCTTCTCTAACTCCATCAATAACCAAGCTGAATTGGTCTGTCCCTAGTCCTAAAATATTCAAGGCTGGATTTGCTTTTGCTGTTACCTTAATAGTAACATCTCCACCTGTTGCAGCCGTTCCATCAGTTAGCAAACAGTCAATTACGCCGTTAATTTCGTTTGTGATGTCGAATTCAGGATTTAGAATATCACCTTGACTGTTAAACTGTCTATTGTCTAACAATTGGAAACTCATAGGCGTTTTACCTTGTTCGCTTCCAGTATTAAACATGTAGGTGTTAGTATTGGTCATACCTGCCTTAAAGCCGCTTATTTTAGTGCCGTTATTAGCTACTAACAAAACGTCATTATCGAAAACAAATATTACTCCGAAATTACCAAAGCTATTATAAGAATAAGCTATTTTTTGGAATTGCCATGTCTTAATGAAACTAAAAGTAAATTGAGGTAAACCGTTTCTTACCACAGTTAACTCACCGTTTGCGCTTTCCTCTGTGGTTGCGTCAGGCGTGTTTTGTTCCATGCTAAAACTATCTACAAATGGGTAAAAATTACCTAATTGTATTTGCTCTAAAATATAGGCTTTGTCAATAGTTGTCGCTAAGTCTTCACTCCATGAAGGCTTAGTATAGATAAACCCCTTAGGGTAGCCTAAGTCTGCTATACACTGAGGTAAACCCGTGCCCAACAAATTCTGTTCGCAATTCTTTGCATTTAATATTGCCATTTTTTTATTATTTTAAATTGTTAATACTGTATTGTTACCTAAAGTAAATACCTTTCCATCAATGATTAAAACAATACCCGGTGTTTTCGGAGGATTAGTCTTAACGTTGCAATCTCTACGAGTTGTGATTATCGCATCAAATTCCAATAATATCACATCCCAATAGTCATAAACACGTCTCTTTGGTGGATTTGATCTTGTTCCTTGTTCCTGTGAATGATAATTATGAAGTTTTTTTACATTAACCTCATTGTCTTTAATTATTATTTGCAGGTTTTTTGTGAACGTTTTAATGATTTCATCATAAAGAGGATTTAAAACTTTGCCGTATGTCTCAATATTTCTTTTCGGGTTAAGCCATTCAATGCGTGATGATGTGCCTAATATTAATTTAATTCTTACGTCAATCTGATTCTTAGTTAAGCTTTGAACTGGGTTGCCATCGAATGGCATAACCAACCAACAAACTGGATATATATTTTTGTTTTTATTAATATCCATTGTTTCCTTAAGCTCATTCTCATTTCCGAAGCCATACAAACCAATTGTACCGTTATCAATTAACGGTTGTAATATGTTTTGTAATATTTCTTCTTCATTGATCATAAGCCAAAAGCATTAACCGGATCATAACGTTTGAATTTATCAATTGACAAACCATCTTTTTGAATTATGTATTCTTCCAGACTAAGAACGTCATCGTCATTTTTTTCATATACAAAGCGCTTCCAGTGTTTGTGGTAGACTTTTTTGCGCTGTCTAAAAAATAACATTTCATTCCATGCTACAACATACTTATTCCAATTTGATTTGATTTGCCCTTTTTCAGCATCATTTTGAACACTCCCTAATTGAGTTAATCGCCTTTCGGTCTGACTTAAATATTGGCAATAGGCATAATTTGCTATTAATGATTTTTTAACGCCATTAATTTCAAATCTTAACCCTAACCAATCGCCATCGCCATCAACGATATCCTTAATCAACTGTGGTGCCGTCGGTTTAACCGTTCCATCCGTTTCAACGTTGTCAAGTATTTCTTTAGCTAAATTTAAACCAAAGCAATCTTTAAGAAATACAATATCTGATGATTTCATTATCCGTAACATTAAATCATTATTACTTACAACATCACTATCGTCAGCATAAAGATTAGGTATGAATAATTCATTTTCGAAATATGTTAAATCGTAAATCATTGCTTTGGCTTAATAGGGTTCTATTTTACGGGTTTGTAACTTGCTTTTTCAGCTTTTACCAACTTTTCAGCCAGTACACTGTTAATAGTTCGCTTTTCGCCTTTTGGAAAATCTTTAACTTTCCCTGTTCCGTAAACTTTTGTCTTGTCGGTTACTTTTACTACTTTACTCATTTTTATATGATTTTAAGATTAAGCCTGCGTTAATGCAGTTCTAATGTTTGCAAATGTATCGAAAGCATAAGAACCTCCGTTGTTAGCTCCAATGAATGAATGGAAATACATTTCCAGGATCACTCTGAAACGGTTATGATCTAAGTCATGCTCAACGTCAGTAACGTTTGCACCGTCTTTTGTTACAGATATACCATAACCAGCTTTTAATCGGATTGCTTCCTCTTCTAAGTTCCAAAGACCTGATTCAGCTAAACCAAATGAGCCCGCTGTCACTCTTGTCGAAGTGATAACAGTAAATCCTAACATTGTAGGAATACCAGCAGTCCCAGCAGGAATGTTAAGATAGAACGCACCGTCAGAATCCTGGCTAAGGCCCAATCTCCATTTATCCTGTGGATTAATGAAAAGGGTGTCAGGCATAAACTCCAGCGTTTCAATTTGAGCGGCCAAAGCACCTATGGCGTGATAGTCTGTTAATAAGTTAGCAGGAATAGTACCGTCTAAATCAGTTCCTGTGTAGGATGGTGCATTAGTTACAATATCAGTTGTAACACTCACAGCATAATCACGAACGATTTTCTGTCTTACCAATCTTCTGATTTGGTTAAGTGCATCAGCTCTCCACTTTTCAAATTCCTCTGAAACGATGATTTTACCTGCTATTTTCTTTGCAGTTGAGACTTTGTCAATAAGCTTACCTTGAACTAATGGCTTTAAACCACCTTCATCAACAAGTGCAAATGCTCCTTCCTCGTTGCCTTCTTCCTGCCATCTTTTGTATTTCTCAACTTTTGCCACAGTATTTCTGTTTGCAAAGTCAAACACAAATTCATAAGGTCTGCGTTTGTCAATGAACTCACCTACTGAAAAAGAATGTACTAAGTCATCAGGCAATGCAGATGAATCAATTGTACCGTTTCCGGTTTCATGTTCTCCGGCTGCTCTTTTTTCAAGACCTAAATTAACAAGGTCTGCTTTTCTTAGAGACATAGCTACTTCTCCAGTCTCTCTTGCGTGTACTTCCTTAGCTTTATCTAAGAATGTATCAAAAATACTTCTAAAATCCACTTTTTTGGGTTTTTGATCAACGGTTACTTTGTTTAATTTTTCGCCTTGTGCTTTCAAAATTGAACGGATTGAACCGTCTGTATTTTCATCAGCTAACAAGGTTTTCATTTCTTCAACGTTAAGGGTTGCTTTTCCCTCGCTGTCGATTATGCCTGCTTCTCTTAATTGAGTTTTCAAGGCTGTTTCATCAATGCCTTTCGGCAAATTCTCAAAGGCTTCATTTGCTCTTTTGGCAAAATCTAAAGTAGCCCCCTCTAATCCTTCTGTTTTTATAAACATGATTATTTTATTTTGGTTAATAATAAACTGAAATCAACTTCGTTCTTTGTGTCGGCTCTTTGTTGCAAAGTGATAGACGGCTTTGCTTCCAAAAGTGATATGTAGTCTGTAATTGATTTTCTTAATTCTAACTGTTTGGATCTCGGAATTGATTTTAAAGATAACTCAATGTTTTCTTTCAAACTCATTTCCCTTTGTTCTAATTCTTCAATGCTTCTGATTGCGTGGGTGTCGCCTTGGCTTCCCTTTGTAACGACTGAACCCTCGATAAGATCAACCTCTCTGACTATGTAGCTTTCAGTTTCTTCATCATATTCCACTTTATCCCAGATGTATCTGAAACCAAAACTAAACTGATTTAGTGTGCCTGATTGGATTTGCTTAAGTGCTCTATTGCCGTCTTCAACGTCATCTATTTCAGCCTCAAAATATAGTCCTTTATCATCTTCTCGCAATACAGTAATTCGACCTATTGGATTTCTCATGTCATGTTGCCATAACAAAGTAATTTTGTAATTACTATCGCTTTCGGGCCCACGTTCCTGT